CTGTTCCGTCGGGCAATTCGCCCGAAGGCGTGTTAAGAGTTCCGTTTGACCAACTTGTCCATGTCAGATTATCGTCAGAAAACTGCCACTGATAATTAACTAGATATCCTGTCGGAGCAATGGCCTGCACGCCCCATGAATATATCGTGTTGTTGTTTACCGTATTTTCCAAATAAATTATTGGCCATGCTTTAATTTCTGGCACCGACGGAGGGAGAATCATTTCGTCAAAGTTTATTCTTATCACATCACTCGGAGACAACGCCCTGTTTAGTTCAAATGTACCCCCCGCAGGGTTCTCCGATGCTATATGGGTGTTGATCCATGCGGACGCGGGAAAGACGGCAATGCCACCGGAGTTGGGTATGGTGACGGAGGCGGACGAGTAGTTGAGAACCTTGACCGGGACGCTTGTTATCCTCATTCCGTTCACATAAACCCTGAGCGACCCCTCTTCAAAAGGCGTGTTCACCGCTGTGGTTCTGTAGTTTTTGAAGGTCGGTCCAGATGGAATGTCGTATGCGGGAATGAGGTCATAGTTGTGCCTGTGTGCCGTTTCGGGAGGAAAAACCGAATGTATTCGGATCGTATCCGGATTTTGAAATTCAAAAAACACCGTTGAAGACTTTCTCAACTTCAATGTGCCATTGCTTCCTGCTGGAGGAAAGGCCACCAATTCGTCGGAGCCCGTGGAGTCCTCTATCTCTATCTCCAGCTTGTTTGCCTCGCTCAAAACGCCCTGAAGCTTTGCGCGTTCATTATCGGTCATGCGGACGAATCCGTCGCCATCCATGTGGCTTGCCATGCTGTGATTCGCATCGTCCACCGCATCTGTCTTGATATTCCCCGCCGCATCTAGCGACTTGTCAAGCCTAGCGTTGAGGGATCCGGCACTGCCTGATGCCCCGCGGAGGATGTCGGTGTTTATGTCCACCTGTATGTTGACAAGGCCGATCCGGTCCAGGATGTTTCTCAGGGGAAGATTGTCATAGTGGACATGATAGGGCTGATCTGCCTGGTAAAGAACCTCGGGTATGCTTTGTATGTCGGGCATTTCAATCCTCTTGTCTTTTGGGTTTTCAAGCCGGATGGCACTCTATCTACGCCACCGGGACGGTGTTTTCAGAGGAACGAAATGCGCCAGTTGAAGGTCAGCTGCATCTGCTGCGTCTTGGATATGCCAGGGAAGGTCGCCATGCTGTACAGGTCGCCGTTCTGCATCTGAAGAGCCATCTCATTGAGATTGAACCCGTTTCCCTCGCCGAAGGCCACCACTGATGTGAATATCACCTGGGATTCGTTGTTGACGTCTATGTTTGCCACAACGGGCTTGGACACCCTCGTCGTTCCGAACAGGCCGTTCCTGTCAGGCTGAACCACCTTCGGAGCCGAGCCCGTGGTTCCTCCGTCTCCGAAGAGCATCCTGTTGACAAAGAAGTCGAAGTCGGAGCCGATTCTGTTGGCAAGCGACAGAGCCAGCGCCTCCCTGCCCTTCTTCAGAATGGCGTTGCGAAACTCCAGAACATCGCTTGTTCCGTCCTCGTACCCGATAACCATCTGTACATCGCCCCTGCACGCCTGTGATTCTTCCATTTTCTTTCCTCGCTATTCCTTGTATTCTATTTCAAATTCTATTGATTCATTCTGGGACAAAAAATCAACGGATCCCTCGCTCCCTCCCATGGAGTTGAGGGCCATGGCCGTGAAGTGAACGTCGGCCTCCGTCCCCGAGAGGATTACGCCCCCTGAGCGGTCCACGGAGTTGAATCTGTGTCCCGGCACCGGGGGATGCTCCCTTCTAGGAACGTCCAGAACCTTCTTTTCAAACTTATAAACCGAAAAATTCACGCTCTGGCCTGAAACGCCCCATTCTTCATGAGGACCGTTCAAAACAAGCGTGGAACCGTTTACGTCCGTTATAGAGTAGTATTTCCCGTCAATTATAACGAGGTAGTTATCCTTTATGTCACCGGAATTGACGGACTGCGATGTGTTTCCCGATCCGTTGGACACTGGCAGAGACGCCTCTAGGTCGCCCCCCGCGACAAGTACCATTCCCTCGTAGCCCAGTCTTCCGACCTTCCTGTCAAGGATTCTCCTGTATGCCTTCGCGGCCTCACCCCCTACGGAACCGCCCTGATAGCCCTCTATGTAGAAGACTTCGCCGTCTACGCTGCTGAAGGACTTTATTCTGTATCTCTCTGTGGAAGAGTCCCAATTCAAATAGACGTAGTCGTCCGCTCTGAGTCCCTCCACGGCAGAGGGCGACACGACGCTGACCATGCCGTAATTCAATGTCGTCAGGGAGCCCGAAGGCGAGGATTTCATCAAAACGCCGTCCCTGAGAAGCTGCCAGCCGACCACCGCACTGGCTGGCGATTCATAGGTAAGAAGCAGAGTTCCGTCCGGAAGCATGTCATGCACGATATATTGCGAACTCGCGTGCCTTGCCCTCCATACGGGAGCGGCCGCCACCCCAGCCTCCACGTCCCTCTGTGTTGATATGTCTAATATTGAAAAATCAGTGTTGGGGTCGTTTAGCATCAGCTGATCTGCTTGCTCTATGTCCACGACCATGTCCGCAATTTTGTTTGACACTCTGTACTCGAATGTCGGCCCCACCATATGTGGGCCTACCGTTCCCGCCATGACCGCCCTGTCTCCGTCTATGGACAAAAGGGTTCCGTAGGTCGTGGACGACCCGAGTATCTCCAGCAGATTGCTGTTGTCAAAAGCCCCCGAACCCACTGCCGAGGTATTCACGTTCAGAGCGTCAAATCCCTGGGTCGTCCCCCTTTTGTCTCCGTCGGAGAGGAACGATTCGGAGTTCGGGGCAGAGGGGTACAGGCACACCCTCTGATTGCTTATCGTTCCCGATTCTTCGGCAACGACCTCAAAATCGGCCAGAATATTTCTTTTGACATTTAACATCTGGTCTCTGTCCATGTTCCTGCTGAATATGTTCTGCGCCTCTCCGGCAAGCGTGTATTCGTCTCCGAAGAAGGAAAGAAGAGTCTCTATTTTTTCAGTGGCGGGCTCAACAAACTCGTTCATGCCCCCGCTCACATTGAATGCGTGGACAACTGAATGGAAAGGCATGTACTCCTCCGTTATTTGCCTCGCCTCATTGAAACTATCGTCGCTGAAGGCTTCCGCCTCAAGGTCAAGCGAAAACTTGCTGCTCTGGCACCTTCCGCACGAGTCCACAAACTCCTTGTCTATGTCGCACGGAATCAGGCTTTCCCTCTTGGAGCCGTTGTATTCATCCATGTTGTACGCGTTTTCGCTGTACGGGAATTCTGTTCTGACCCTCCCCCATATCGTGGGATCAGCAAGCGGGTGGCGTACGGGAACGATGACATCGAACATTGGATCGTCCTCCTCCAGGAGGTGGACATTCCAATTTTTCGTAGGATATTCCTGGCCTCTCTCGTCCCGGTCGTCCATCAGCGGCAGGTTTCTTATGTAATTTTCCTTGCTCTGCTGCCCGGCGGGCATTGGAGCCGTCTTGTAGAGAACTCTTATGGAATCCCCTTCTTCTAGAGCCGGACCGACCCAGGTCACCTGCCCCTGGCTCCACTGGGCATCTGAAGCATTTGCTTCCGACCATGACTCCTGGTTTTTATTTCTGCGCCACACCTTGAAATTGGAATCGGTCGGAAGCAGCGCGGTTTTGGAGAGATCAAAAACATTAGAGCCGGCGAAGTCAAAATGTTCCTGGAAGGTGTAGTCCGAGACCACCTGCCACATACGCGTCAGCTTCAGAAACTTCATTCCTATGTCGCCCAGAGCCTCCTTCAGTCCCGATACGCTCCCCTTCTTCTTGAAGTTCGGGATGGCCTTCTTTATCTGCCTCCTCCACAATGTGGGATCGGACGATTTGAGTCGGAGATTGAAGAAGTTTGAAAGCAAGGGAAGGAACTGCTCATGGATTGCGTTCGCATCCAGCAAGTCGATTATCTGGTTCGCCATGTTCTCTAAGGAGGTAAATCCGGCGGCGACGGATTCGTTTAGTCCCTTGATGACAACAGGACTTATGTCCGCCTCGGACAGGAAAGTCTTGAACATCTCCGGCAGATAGCGATCCATTAGGATTTCGTACTTGTTCGGCCGCGTGGCGTGGGTGGGTATGCTGGCGGTGAGCGAGCCATTTCCCTCCAGCGAAAAGCCGATGTGGGCGGACAGAACATCCCCGGCTAGATTTGGCATCCATGACCAGCAGACGAAGTAGTCGCCCTCCCTGCATTCCGCCGGATTCCATTCTAGGACGAACTTGCCCTCGACCAACTCCCCGTCTTCCTCATGCTGAAACAGCATGTTGTCCGAGATCACCTTTGATCTCAGTTCTGGCGGAACCATGTCCGGATTAAGCCAGGCCGGATACAGTTCTCCGGTCTCGGGATCTACGGAACCCCCGAAAACCTTCACAGGAACAGCGTCCTTGTAGAAGAAATTGGAACTGAACTTGGATTGCTCTATCTGGGATTTCAGGGACGCAAGGAGGCTGGCCGAGTTCTCGTCCGGGGATGCCGGCGACCCGTTCTCCGAGAACTTGATGAAAACAAGCTGCGTGGCTCCAAGGGTCACATCGGACTCCGCCTGAAGCATCCAGCCCGACCCTATGTTCTGTACGCCCTCGTCCACGAAGAGATACATCCCGAAGACGACTTGCGAGGATTCGGATGTGTCGTCGGAACGGCTCCAGACGCCATTTTTTGCCAAATATATTCCGTTCTCGGACTTATTCGTCTGGCTCTTCACCAGCACCCTGTCCCCTTCCGAGAGACTTATTCCATCTATTGTCTGAAGTCCCGACAAGGTCGTTTGCGAGTTTGTAGCGACCCTGACATTGTTCTTGAACCGGAGGCAAAGGGATTTTTTGACCTGCTCGTACCTTTCCAGAAGGTCTTTCCTTTGGAAATCTTTCTGATATTCAGAAACCGATGTGTCGGTGAACTCCCTGGAGACAAAATATACGGTCACGCTCGCGATCTGGTAGGGCGTGTGCAGACAGTCTCTTCCATCCCTTGTTTCAAGGACAAATTTCAGATCGTCCGCTATTGTTATGTCTTTGTCTGTGCCTACTGTTTTCATTTTTTACTCGTACATGAACGCTATTTCCACCTGACCCGGCCTTATTATCTGAAAGAACTTGGTTCTGACGGCGGATCCTGAATTGTCAGGATCGTCGGTGGTGAACACGATGTCGAATCCGTCCGCCTGCTTCACCGAGGCAAGAGCCTTGATCAGGTCGCTGTCCTTCAACTCCTGTCCGTACTCCCAGTTAGACAGCAAGAAGAAGTCCTCCACCTTTCCCGCTATGGCAGTTCTTATCTCCTGCTCAAATTTCTTGTTTATCCTGGACAGCGTCACCTCTATGCTGACGTCCGATTCTATGACGCTCCCATCCTTTATGCAGATGTAATCAGTTATCATCTTCTTCAATTCCAGCATCTCCGCCAGTTCGGCCTTGAGACTGTCGTTGGCCTCCTGGAGTCCGTTGCTTCCGTCCCTGGCAAGTATGTATATGTCCACGACGTTGCCCGCACAGCCATGGTTTCTCAGGGCCGCGGTGGACTTGCCTATCTGGCCGTGATAGGGCGTTACGAACTGATCGGTGAGGTGTTTGTAGTCCAGACCCGTCACCGCCCTGTCCTGGGTCCTGAGGTAGGACGGAAGTTTTCTTCTTATGTCCTCTATGTTGTCGCCGTTGTATCCGAAGTCGCCCTTTGTGTAGTTCTTGAAGGTCACCGGTATGTTGGAGCTTATGCCGAAGATCTGGGCCTGGCTCTGGTACTCCACGTAGCCAGTCACTATGTTGCCCCTCGTCCCTCCGCCCGTCCTTGCCCTGACTTCTATCTGGGATCCCTGCGCGGGGCTCAAGCCCGCCCTGTTGTTGCCGAACATGATGTAGGCCCCGTAGGAGGAGTCAAACTCCACCCGGTACTCCCTCCTCGGCTGGGAGTCGCTGAAGTAGTCCACGCGTTCCCACAGTATTCCGTCAACCCTGACGCTTATTGAATCGTAAATGACCGGGGACTTGGAGGTGACCACGGACTGCAATGTCTGTCCCGTCCCCGTGAAGTTGTCCGTGAAAGTCCGTCCCTCCAGCCCCACTATTGATGAGTTGACAGTCATCCCCGAAGGTATGATTATGCCCTGGTCAAACACGGGGTTGTTCTTTGAGTCGGCGGGGAACAGCTCTATACCTATCAGCCCATCCTCCGTCGCTATATCTATAGAAACCGGAGCATCTATCGTCAGATCAAGAGAGAGGGGGGCGTTTATCGTCGCCGTCCACCTGGAACTTGCTGGGATTGGGGGCGTGGGCTTGAACCCCACGAGCTGGCATATCCTGAATGCGTTGTCCGGCTCCGCGACCGTGTCTATGAAGAGTTCATTGACCATCTGATCCATCTTGAAGGACAGCGTGTCCGCTATGAACGCCCAGTTCTCCATGAGCATTATCGCTATGGACCCCTCCACCAGGTCGTTGAAGGTGTTGGGCAGTACGGTTCCGTTGTCGCCAAATCTCTCTTGTATTAACTGAACAAGCCTGGTCTTCATCGACCAGAAGTCCTGGTTGGTGTAGTTCAGATTTAATATCTTTTCGTTTTTTATCGTATTGGAATTTGCGTACGGCTTTATTTCAAAAGGGCAGTTGTTCTGCATTTCATCCTCCGAGGGGAACCTCTAACTTGAGTTCTTGAACCTGCTGTATGTTGTCAAAATCTGTGAAAAGTATCCTTATGAGCAGTATGTGACCGATGTCTTCCTTCTTGTCGGCGGGGTTCAGCGACTGTTCTATGGATTCCTCCGAGTTGGTCACCTCTATCTGTGACACCGCTATCCTCGGTTCCCACATCTTTATAGAGTTAGCAATCGTGTCTTTTACGGAATCCACGAGCGAGGAGGTGTTCGGCTCAAACAGAAATTTCTTGAGGGGGGTGCCGAATTCCGGAAGCATGACCCGCTCCCCCGGCTCCGTCAGAAGAAGAACCAGGAGGTCCGATTTGACCTGGTTTATTCCCTTCTGCGTTCTGAGTAGGCCGAGCGGGTGGCTAATTATTGGGTACGGAGCTCCTAGAAAGTTCATTTGCAGTTAACTCCTCCGCACTTGGTGAACGGATTCAGGTTAAATATTGAAACGCACGGAGCCTCCTGCGAAGCCGACGCGAAGACTCTGTCGCTTGCCACAAGCCTTCCCGTATTTGTCTTGGGATCACCCAGCAGTACCGCCACTGGCCCCACGCACGGCCCGCACTCGCCAGTGGGAGAATCGGGAGGGGGAGGGCAGTCCTTTCCGGCCATGAGAAGTATTATCTTGTCTGCCAGGAACGCCGCTATCTCGGACTTGTTGAAATAGAAATTGCACGACCAGTGGACGGAGTGCTTGGAAACCGCCGTAAACCAGTTTCTCGGGCCGAGACACCCCCCTTTACAGAAGTCGTCCTTGGG